TAGCCGAACTCAAGAGTAGGTCCGACGCCTCGGACGCCAAACTCGACAAAGAGGTAGCTCTCCTCCGGGCAGAAGTAGATGAACTCATGCGAGAAGTTCGTCTGCACAATGGTTTTGCACAACGAATACCGGCTGTGGAGGCTGATATTCGAAACATGAAGGACCAGATTAACGATCTTAAGACGGAAAGGGGCATTTAATCATGAGAGACTGGAAGGAATGGGTTAAAAAGGCTGGTATACGTGCCTTGCGTACAATAGTACAGGCTGGCGCGTCTGCTGCTCTGGTGGCCATCGGTGAAGCCAAAACTATTGGCGCAGTCGACTGGGTTACCGTGGCGTCTACTGCCGGGTTGGCAGCTATCATATCTCTGCTTATGGCGCTCAGAGGTCTCCCGGAGTTGGATGAAGATTATATCCTGCCCGATGACGAAGGTAATTGATAGATTGCCACTCCGGGTGTATAATGGTGGTAGGAGGTGAGAACATGGATAATAACAATCCTGTGTCGTTTATCGCTTTTGAAGCCACGTGCACTCGGCTTGATCGCATTATCAAGAGACTAACGGTTGCCTTGGTGCTGTGCGTTGTGCTATTGTTTGTCAGCAACGCCTTGTGGCTCTACGCTTGGATGCAGTATGACTACACCAGCGAAACTACTTCCACCGAGACAGTCACCGTTGACGGTAAGAACGGCGTAGCTAATTACGCCAACCACGGTGGGAGGGTAACAAATGGCACAGGTGAAAGTCACGAAGACTACCACGAAGAGGCGGACACGGAAGAGGAAGAACTCGAAGGGAACTAGAAAACGCAGGTGATTCCGCATGAAATATCTGCTTCGGAGGTTTGCCGCCTGATCGACGAGTGGATAATAGGTAGGAACGGTGAGAGGGATAGGGAGATACTCAAACGTCGGTTGGTCGACGGAATCTGTTTCGAACCGTTGGCTGAGGAGTTTGACCTATCCACCCGGCAAGTCAAGAACATAGTCTCCAGAGGTGAGGCTAAGATATTCAGGCATTACAAGTAGACACCTTTAAGCAAAGCCTCCCGGATAATCCCGGGAGGCTTTTTCTGTATAATTAAATACGTTCGAAGGTTGCCCCTCGGTTTCATTGCCGAGGGGCTTTTTGTATGTTACAATAAATACAGAAGGAGGGATTACGCATGGCATTTATTGAATGGAATCCCAACCCAGTAGGAAGACGCGTCGGGGACTGTGCTGTTAGGGCTATCTCCAAAGCCCTCAGTGTAGATTGGGAGACCGCCTATGCGATGATCGCCTCCAATGGGTTTAGTATGGGCGATATGCCGTCTTCTGACAGTGTGTGGGGCGCTACCCTCAGGCAGCACGGATTCTACCGAATGTCTATTCCGGACGCCTGTCCCGATTGCTACTCTGTAACTGATTTCTGTAATGACAACCCCAAAGGTACATTTGTTCTCGGATTCGGAGGTCACGTCGCAACCGTCGTGAATGGAGACCTTTATGACAGTTGGGATAGCTCCAACGAGATTCCGCAATTCGTGTGGTATAGAAAGGACGGAGAATAATGGCTGTATATAACAACGGATTTCCTATTGGCTATCAACCCATGCAGATGCCGTATTACCCGCAATACCAACAGTCCATGCAGCAACCGGCTCAGCCACAACAGCCGCCGACTATGACCCCACCTACCATCCGGGCAGACATTGTGCAGGTCGATAACGAACAGGCAGCAGCGAATTACCCGGTTGCCGTGGGTACCCCTCAGATGATGATGGCGAAGGACGACAGCGCCATATACGTGAAGACTGCGTATGCCAACGGACAATATCAGCTCGACGTATTTGAGAAGCGGCCTCCGAGGCCCCAGACGCCGCCTGTGGACATGGGTGCGTATGTCACGCGGGATGAACTGGAGAAGCGCCTCTCTGAGGTCACGGGAAGCTCACGAAGGCCATCGAATAGCACACCCAAGGAAGGAGCTGACGAGTAATGTCTCTGTTTGATTCCCTTGGCAATACCCCCACTCCCGCACCGGCTACGGGTGGGTCCATTAACCCGATGCAAGCTCTCTCCCAGTTAAGGTCCAACCCAGTACAGATGTTATCTAAAGCTGGATTTAACGTTCCGGAGAACATTGGTAATAACCCGCAAGCCATTGTCCAGCATCTGCTGAACACGAATCAGATTACTCAGCAGCGGCTCAACCAGTCTCAAATAATGGCCAACCGCATGATGGGGCGACGTTAGTATACTACCCGTGCGCGCCGGGTCTGTATAAATAAACTATGAAAGGAATCATGTACTATGGCTCTCAACGATGAAAACGGCAACGGCATGGTAATGCCGGTCCAGCCCATGGGCAACTACGGCAACATGGGCGGCTTTGGTGGCGGTTTCGGCGGTTGGGGTGGTGACGGCTGGTGGATTATCCTCCTGCTGCTCTGCTTCAATGGCGGCTGGGGCGGTATGGGTGGTTTCGGAGGCGGCTTCGGCGGGATGTATGAGTTCCCGTGGCTGATGACCGGCCAGCAGAACATCAACACCAATACCAACAACGGTTTCCGTGACGCTATGATCAACGACAACATCACCTCGGTCCGCGATGGTATCGCTGGCCTGTCCACGCAGATTTGCGGCGGATTTGGCGATGTTTCCACCCAGCTGTGTAACGGCTTCGCCGGTGTCAACTCCACTGTGGCGAATGGCTTTGCTCAGGCTGAGATCGCGAACAACGCGAGGCAGATCGCGGACATGCAGCAGAACTTTGCCGCCCAGACCGCTACTCTGCAGGGCTTCAATGCAGTGCAGGGCCAGCTGGCTCAGTGCTGCTGCGACAACCGTGCTGGTCTGGCGGACCTGCGCTACACTGTGGCGACTGAGGCGTGTGCCGATCGCGCTGCCGTCAACGACGCTCTGCGCGATGTGATCGCGGCCAACACCGCCAGCACTCAGCGCATCCTCGACCAGATGTGTCAGGATAAGATCGACCAGAAGAACGAGACCATTGCCATGCTGCGGCAGGAGCTGATGTTCTCTCGTGGTCAGGCTTCTCAGGACGTGCAGACTGCTCGTATTCTGGCTGGCCAAACTGCTGAGGTCGATGCCCTCTATGACCGTCTGAACAACTGCCCCGTCGGAACCGTTCCGGTGTACGGCAGACAGCCCATCTTCAACTGCAACAACAACATGGGTTGCGGCTGTGGTGCGGTAGCGTAAAGGAGGGATACCATGGCAGAGTTTACTTATAACCCGATTCAGCTCGTAGAACCGGGCCAGAACGTAATCCTGAACACCAGCATCGGCTGCAATCGGGGCTACGTGCTGCACCGGAACGAGAGCGGGATTGTAACCCTCCGTGGTATCGTCAACAATGCTTGTGGGTGCTTTGCCCGGTATCAGGTGACCTTCAATGCCAACATTGCCGTCCCGGAGGACGGCACTGTTGGCCCGATATCCGTGGCCTTGGCTATTGACGGAGAACCCATTCTCACGTCGAGGGCCATTGTCACCCCTGCAGCGGTTGACGAATACTTTAACGTAACCTCGACTGCGATCATCACTGTACCTAAGGGGTGCTGCTTCACGGTGGCGGTTGAAAATACCTCCTCCAGCGCCACTCCCGGTACTACACCTGCGCCCGCGATTAACGTCCAGAATGCCAATCTGACGGTATCGCGGATAGCCTAACGGGAAGGAGGACAACAACTATGCATGCGATTTATGAGTTGAAGGACATGCTCTGCAAGGAGCTGGAGGAGTACGGTGAGAAGGGTGAACTGACTACCGGTAGCCTCGATGTCATCGACAAGCTGGCCCACACCATCAAGAATCTCGATAAAATCATCGAGTGCTATGAGGAAGAGGGTTATAGTGGGCGTGGCGGCTCCTATGCTGACGGAAACATGGGCGGCAACGCTGGTGGTGGCTCTTATGCTCGTCGCCGTGGTGCTAATCAGTACGGTTCCTATGCCCGTGGCCGCTACAACCGCCGCAATAGCATGGGTCGTTACTCCCGCGAGGGAGGGTATTCCCGTGAGGGCGGCATGGAAGAGATGGTCGAGAGCATTCGCGGTATGATGCAGGAACTGCCTGAAAGTGTGCAGCGCGATGCTCAGCGGTTCGTGGAAAAGCTCGAACAGCAGATGTAAGGTGGTGTGACCCTTGATAACGGAGAAGGACCTGCGAGAGGCTATTGCCGAATGTCAAGGGCAACGCAACCCCAACGCGAATACCTGCGTCAAACTGGCAGCATACTATGCGCTGCTGGACCGACTGGAGGAAAAGCCCGAAGTAACCCCCAACTTTACGGGCTATTCTTTCGCCGCCCCAGTCCCTGAAGAACCCCAGATTGTCGATTTCGATAGCGACAGTGAGTTCTCTCACGTTATAGACGGCATGAACCTTGACGACGTGTGGCCGGTAATCGAGGAGCTGATGGATGTAATACAAACCATCAACCCCAAACTCTATCGGGGCGTAATACGTAAGCTGCAGCAATCAGGCGGGGAGCGATAAGTTCCCCGCCCTCGTCATATTACTCCCATCAGCTGTAGAATCAGCTGTACATGCCAGACCTCCGAGATGCCCCCGACGACGGCTCCAGCAGCAATCCATTCACATAGCCGCC